TTTACTTCGCACGCAGCAGTTCAGCATATCGATGGCCTCGTATATCCGATCCCAGTCAACGTCGTAGTCCTCGTCCTCCAGCCAGAAGCCATAGATCAGCAGCGGGTGGTAGTATCCGCTGTCAACACTGGGAGTACCCGTCGCTGCCATCCCCTAGTCCTCCGGCTCCTCATCCTCCTCAGGGGGCTCCTCGCCACTGAGAGTGGGTTGCATGAATAGGTTGGAGGGTACCGCGTGGACCTTACCATCGTCGTCCGGCAGCGGCTCCTCCCCGGCCCGCGCCCTGATCTCGTCCGCCTGGAAGGCCCAGGGTGCGGCCTTGATAACGGACAGCTCGAACTCCCTGTCGTCGGGGACCGGGCTGTCGAAGTCCAGGATCAGGCGCTCGTCGAACTCTGGCACCAGCGACTGCTGGAGCACCGCTCGGCGAAGCTCCAGTCTCGGAAGGAGGACGTGCCTTGCGTACAGCACCTCCGCCATCTCGATGGTCGCGCGGTTGGAGTTCTCGATCACGCCGAGCATCTCCGGTGGTATACCATACACCTGGATTATGGTGTCGCGCTGGTTCTGCAGCAGCGGGATTAGGCTCAGCTCCTCGAAGGTATTACCCAGCCTCTCGATCTTGAACCTGGTCCGGAGGAAGTGCACGAGGCCCGCACCCTTGGTCGGGCCTCGCAGGCGACGCTGCCAGTCCTCGCGGACTCTCTCCAGCTGCTTGGACTCTATGGAGCTCCCACCCTCGCTGTCGGGCATCGCCAGGAACGGTGGGATGGAGTTGTTCTCCAGCCGGGTCCGGATGGTGACGGACGCGGCCTCGTTCGCCTGCAGCTCGTCGCCTAGGGAGCGAGCGGTACCCGAGCCTCGGCCGAAGGGATCGCGAGGGTTGGGGTCCCGGTAGTAGATCACGTCCTCCTGCGGGATCGGCTCCGGAATGCCCGACCGCCCGAACTGCACGTCGTAGAATGGGCGGTCCCGCGTGGGTAGCGAGCGGACCCAGTGGGGTGGTACTGGCAGCAGACTGGTCACCACTCCCTGGCGAGTGCGCTCGCTGACCAGACGACTGGCCCGCTCCTTGAGCTGGAACGCCTCCCCGACCAGGTCCATGTGCGCCTGAACCAGCTGGCTGCTCGTCGTGCCAGGGAAGATGGGGGTGCCAGTGTTGATCAAGTCTAGAAGCGGGTGATCCTCTATCTCCACCAGCTCGACGTCCCGCCGAAGGGACACCTCCCTCATCAGGCGCTGGCGCGAGCGGTGACTGCCACGCTGCAGCCTCGAGACGCGAACGGCTCGACCCCCCGCATCGCGCACAAACATCAGTCGCCAGGTCGTGGTGGCAACCGAGTGGGAGACCTTGTGCACCACCGCGCGCAGCCAGGGCATCCGGCTGTAGGCATCCAGCAGCTCCGCCGTCGATCGGAGCGGGGCCGTCCCTATGCCAAGCGTCCCTCCCCCCAGGACGGCCGACAGGAAGTCGTCGCTGGCGGCGCGGACGTGGGGTGGGGCAACCTGGTAGGCAAGCCAGCTGCGGAAACCGTCCAGCACGACTCGCGAGCCCCCGTACTACCTGAACGAGTTGAGGATGACCCAAACACGCTGCCGGACAGCCTCTGCCCGCTCGGCTCCGATGCCGACCAGCACCTCGTCGAGCGACGCGACGGCACCGTCTACGCGCACCCGCTTGGACTTGGCTGGTGGCCTGGCTTTGGCCTTGGCCTTGGTCTGGGTCTTAGGATCGGCCACGGCCAGACCGTGCTTGGCAGTGGGCTTCTTCTTCGTCGGCTTAGTCGCCATGGTTAAGATCTCCATCTGTGTCGCTGCGACTGCGACGTTGGGGGTTAGCCAAAGGCATGGAACACCGCTGCCCAAGCAGCCAGTGTCACTATGACGTGCAGCCAATTCCTAGAGGTGGGCACCGCGGATTACCGCTTGGGTGCGGGCCGGTCTCCACCCGTTGGGCGCGGGCCGGTACCCGCTATCGCTCGGACGCTCGGAGCACCCGCGTCGGGTGGGTCCTCCACCTCGGGCAGCACGACGATCTTCTCGCCCACCTGCTCCAGACGCTGCTCGTCGATCCACTCAGGCTCAGGCTTCTTGCTCACCTCGTGACAGCGCGGCTGGATCAAAGCCTGACCGCACCCGGTGATGTATAGTAGGCATATCCGGTCGCGACGCCCTCGTAGCCGGTGAGCAGGTCCCTGTACTTGCATCCTATCTTGATCATGCCGATCTCCTAGTTGATTAGTTGAGGGGGCCGATAGGCCCAGCATACTCCCGTACCTCGTGTGGCTTGCCATCGATCGGGTGAAGGTTGACACTGCCACACTTTGGACAGTGGAGGTCCGGTGAGCCACGTCTGGTGACGCACCGTCCGAAGGTGAACTTGGAGGAGCAGCCAAGGCAGCACCAGGGCTCGTCCATCACGTCAACACTCTCCATCCCGCATCTCCTGGCTCCCAGTACCCTGTCAATACAGGTTCCAGTCCACCTCCTCCTCGCGGGACCGCACCCAGTGGAGGAACTGCGACATGGCGTCCACCTGATCCTTGTACCGCGAGCGCGGGAAGGTCTCGACCTCCTCCTCGAACTCCGGGAGCCAGTCGGCCTCCTCGGGTAGACACACGTTTCCCGCCTCGATCGCCGGGGTCTCTATGTCCATCCGGGTGACCTTGTCCCTGTCGGGTCTCACGCCGAACACGGACAGGCTGGTCCTCTCGCGGAGGTACTGTATCAGCGCCGTCCCGGACGCCTGGTCCTCGATCAGAACTACCGACGGGTGCCACTTCCGGGCGTGGCTCCTGGCCGTCCGCTCCAGCGTCGGGATGTTCATCCGGCGGCGCAGCACGTGCAGCAGGTAGGACGCGGTCCTCGTGACGGCCCAGGTCTCGCAGACGGAGTAGGCATTCTGCTGCCCACCCTTGTCGGCGGTGTCCCACGACTGGACGACCTGGAGGACCCTCTTCTTGCCCGGTGGGGCACGGTACCGCCCGAACCAGCTCAGCTGCACCAGGCCTCCGCCGCGCGGCGCGGGACGCATCTGGAGCTGGGCGGCAGCACCATAGGATCTCAGCTCGGTCTTGAGCTGGTCCACGTCCTCCCGGTCGTAGCGCCGAGGCCAGAGCAGCTCGTCCTCCTCCCGCCTGGGGTCCCAGGAGTAGTCCCCGCCGTTCCCCACCAACCGCCTCCGCTCCTTCTTCCTCTCGGCGCGAGGACGCACGCAGGTTCGGCAGCTCCGGTCGGGCTCGAACTCCATCGGCAGCATCAGCTCGACGTAGTTCCCCTCGCTGATGAGATAACCCGCCAGGTCGTCGGAGTGGAGCCGCTGCATTATCACCACGAAGGCCGACGTCTTGGGGTCGTTGACGCGGGTGGACATCGCCTCGCTCCACCAGGTCAGCACACCCTGCCGCTTGGTCTCCGACTCGGCCTCCCGCACCGAGTGGGGGTCGTCGGCCACGACCACGTCGCCGCGCTCGCCGGTCGACACTCCGTCGGTCGAGGTGGCGAGTCGGTGGCCCATGTGGTCGTTCTGGTAGAAGGTCAGGGTGTCGCGGTCGTCCACCATCCGGAACTCGCTGCCCCAGCGGCGCTGGTACCAGGGGGACCGGATGACTCGGCGGCACCTTATACTGTCCCTCGTCGATAGGTGCTGGACATACGAGGAGAACATCCACCGCTTCCACGGCTCGCCCAGCGGACCCCACACCCAGGCGGGCCAGAAGACCGCCACGGTGAGGCTCTTCATGGAGCCGGGTGGCACGAGTATCAGCAGGCGGTTGATCTCGCCGCGAGTGACTGCCTCCAGGTGCTCGCAGATGGCCCCTATGTGCCAGTTGTCCTGGAACTCGCGGCTGGGCTCGACGATGGGCCAGGCCTGGCGGGAGAACTCCCTCAGGCTACGCTTGGCCTGCTCCCGCCGGATCTCGTCCATTACCTCGGACGGATCCGGTCGGGGAGTCGTCAGGTCGTAGCTCGGCGGGTGGCTCAATCTCTGCCTTTGCGTGAAGTCTCTCAAGGTCCGCAAGCTCCTTGTCGGTGAGTCGGGACAGGTCGATGTGACGCTCGGGGTACAGCGGCTGCCCGTCGGCGCCAGTAACCTCCTGGCGTCCCACGTAGCCACGACCCCGGCCCTTGTGCTTGAGGTAGAAGCAGACGGCGCGGAGATGATCCCTGCGCCCGTCGGCGCGCATCGCCGCGATGAGCTTGCTCTCGGCGAGGTCGAGAGTCTCGCTCTCGATGCTCACCATGACCTCCTGCAGCTCGGGGTACTGGTCGATGTACCTCTTTATCATGTCGCTCTTGTTCAGGTGGCCCAGGCCAGTTGCGTTCTTCAGAAGGTTCGCGGCCTGCGTCATTATGCCACCGGTCGCACGAAGGGCGTCGGCAACCTGCCTGACCGTATAGAAATCCTTCTTCCGGTACGTGTTCTGGCGGTGAGTAGCGAGACCATCGTCGCGACCGGCGCTGTTGCCCACCCGCCTCCTCGCGCTCAGACGTCTGCGCTTGATTCTCTTTCTCATGTCACTATGCTCGCTGTAGCTTGTCTGGGCCGGGCCGGAGATCTTCAAGGCCGGGCCAGAAACTTTGGTGGGGATGCAGGGGAGCCCACTAGTACACTACGACCCGACAAAACGGCGCTAGGAACCTCTCGGAACCTGCCGGACCCTGCCGAGCCTCGCGGAACCTGCTGCCTGCCTACTGCCTACCCGGATTTCATCCTACTTCCGGGTCGTCTGTAACTCCCTGATACCACTGGGTTTTCCCCGAGCAGGGCTGCGAACCCGACATGCTCAACCTGTCTGCCCCGACACGCTGTCCCCAGCCTGCGGCATGCTCAAGCAAAACCCCGACAGCACCTATGCCATCGGGGTATACAAACCCAGTATATAGGATGTCCCTTATAAACCGAACCAAACCAGAAGTAAAGACCTGATTTCAAACGACAACTGCCAGAGCATCCAGACCCTGGCGAAGAAGATCCAGATCAGTGAGGGCATCTCGCTCCAGTGTCCCTACTACAGCCTCCCTTACCCCGGCCGGACAGTCGCTCAGTATGTCGTACATCTGGTCGTAGTCCCTTCGTGCCTTCCCCATCCGACGCTGTGCCTCCTCGCTCAGGTCCTCTCCCGATGTTCTAGTACCTGCCGACGCTGTATCGACTGCGCTGACGTGACCGTGCTTGACCAGCATCCTCCGGTACCTCCTAGTCACCCAGTCGAGACGCTGAGCGGCTGCGTACTGGTACATGTTGATCGCCCCAATGAGGTAGAGCCGTCCGAAGTGCCAGCCTGCCTCGTCTCTTGCCGCTAACCCTAACGCAACATCCCCCGGATAGACCCGGATGACCTCCGCCAGGGCATCGGCTCTACGTCTCAGCATGTACTTGCTGGGGCCCAGTCCGCCAGGCTCCCCAGTCCGAGCAGCTCGCGCCCGAGGAAGTCTCCCACTGCTTGTACGTTTGGAGGACTTTCGTGCTCTCTTCCTGTGCTTCTTCACAATCCCCTCCTACTCTTCCTCACAACTCCTCCCACTGAACCACACTGAACCACACGCAGCTCAGCTACACTACACAGTCCACCCACACCTGATACTCCACCACAGCAGGACGTACAGCCCGACCACGTGGACGACCGCCAATGCTATCCACCCCCACACCATAACTACTTACTTGCTCTCTTCCTGTGCTTCTTCACAATCCCCTCCTACTCCTACTCTGAAACTCCTCCTCTGACACCTAGCTTGCTCTCTTCCTATGCTTCTTCATTTTACACGCTTGGAGGACTCTCTACCCCTCCTCCTGTGCTTCCTCACAACTCCTCCTCTGCCACCTCCCCACAACCCATCAACCCACTCAGCGAACCACCCTCAGCTTCCAGTCCGAACTCAACTCCCTCTCCAGGATCCTGTGCCGTCGGTGGGGATAGTAACGTCTAGAGTGCTCATCCTCATCCTATGCTTCTTCACAACTCACCACACTTACCCCTCCCGAACTGACGCACTGCACTCCTGCCAACCCTCCTCCGACTCTTCTTCCTATGCTTCTTCCGCAACCCCTCCTGCTCACTCCTCGAGCTCCACCTCCACTATCATCCTGTCCGAGTGAGCACCGAGATGATTGGATGCCTCATCCTCACCCAGCTTGACAATAGCTCTCCTCCTGGTCCTGTATGCACTGAGCACCCTGGGATACGTCTTTCCTCTCAGGTGAACAACGTATATTACCACATGCACTCTCATCTCTACCTCCTCTCCCTTCTCCTCCATCTACCCCAGACTACCCAGCAGACCCACTCGACTGCCCTCGCCAGCAGATCCACTAGCCTGGGAATACCCAGCTCGACAGCCACCACCATCGC